GTCTTCCCTTGGTTCGTTTTATTTTTCGGATAGGGGGGTGACGTGTCCCGCGTCGTCAACAAAAAATCTTTTTTTATTTTTCGCGTGTTCCGCTGCGTGACATTCGCGGCACAATAGCTCCAGGTTTTCCCAGCTTAATAATATGTTTGGGTCTGTTACATTGTCCGGCGTTATGTGTTCCCGGTGGTGTACTATTACGCCCGGATTATATAAGCCCCTGGACAGGCAACGCTCGCAAAGTCCGCCGCGGCTTGCTATGTATGCCGCGCGGGTGTTTTGCCATGCTTTGCTCTTGTAGAATTGCGCCGCGTATTCTTTCGCCACGTTGTCCCCGCTCCCTCCGCTCCGGCTCTTTGTCGTCCGGCTCGCCCGTGTGTTTTCGGGTATAGCAAAGGACCAGGCGTTCTTGCTCTGGTCCTTTTCTTATTCTAGTATTTTACGCTTTCCGCGGGTGACATTGCATGACACGTTTTTAATAATAACACTCGCCCGTGTTTATTGCCTCTCTGATCTCCGCCGCCTTGCTCTCCATTTCCTGCAGCGTTTCAACTTCTGTCATGCACTGCGAGTTCGGATATATTACGAAATAGCGCTCCCGCTTGTTTTTGTTCTTCGCGTGCTTTGCGCTTGTCGTGTGCCTGCAGTCGTTCCAGGCTGAGCCGCACGTCTTGCACCCGCGTTTCCCGTCGCAAATATAAACCGCTTTCATGTGTTTTCCTCCTCGTCCATCTTTGCGCCACAATTCGGGCAATAGTTCGGCAAATTGTTGCCGTCGCCTACGTCGTATAGGTCGCCTATGTAATAAAGAGTTCTGCAAACCGAACACCAAACCTCGCCAACTGTGTATGACATTTCGTCCGCTCTCCACTCCCCGTGCCGTATGGGTTCGGCTGCCTTGTCGATTTCTTCCCGCGTTATATATTGCCCTGTCGGCAACATGTCCCGCGCGTCGGAATACTGCAGCGCGTCCGCGTCGATTAGTCTCATGTTTGTTCCTCCTTTATCCGCTCATATATTCTTCTGCACTTTTCTTCGTGTTCGCACTTGATAATAATTGTGTCGGGTCTGTTGAACGCGTATAAAATATCCGCTCTCGGCTCGATATCTTCACAATGTTCGCAATACTTTTCGAAACTGTATGTAATCACGCTTTCGCCCTCCGTTCGGCTTCTTCCCTTATCAGCCGCGCCCACTCTTTCTGCACTTCTTCCGGCTGTTCTTTTCTCATGTATCTTGTCATAGTGGGAACAGATTTCCCCAAAAGGTCGCCCAGCTCATACAAATACAGGCCCGTATCAAATAAAGCGCGCCTCACAATATAATTTGTTTTTTTCATGCTTTCGCCCTCCTCGTTAATAGTGCCATTATTACCGCTTGCACCCCTACGGCCTCAAGTTCATCGATTGCCCGAAGTGCGCGTTCGGTATTCTTTGCCAGCTGCAGCGGGTCGGCGCTTGCGATCTGGTCGAGGGTGATTTGTTCGGCGGTGTGTTTCGGTTCCGGCTGGCGCGGTGTCTTCTTCTGCTCGGTTATATACTTCATTACAGCCGCGTATATTTTCCACGTTAGCGGGCGGGATTCCGCTTCCAGCGCGCAATATGTGCTGTACCCGATGCCGATATCTTCGGCCATTACTGCGGCGCTTTTGCCCATCTCCGTGCGTATTCGCTGCAGTTCCTCCGCGATCTCATGCCGCGTGTCATTGCTCATTTTGGTTCTTGCTGTTTTCTTTTCCACGTTCGGTTCCTCTTTCTATCTGCGCGCATAGTTTCGGGCGCGCGTTGATTTCGTTAGTCAGTTTTATATAAGCCGTTTTGCGTATGCGTATTATTTGCCGTTCGCTGTAGTTGTATTTGTTCGCGATCTTCTGAACGTTCAGCCGGTGGAGGTGGTAGTCCTCGAGAATTGCTTTCTCGCGTTCATCTTCCAGCAAGTCCAGCAGCTCGCGCGCTACTTCCTCACGCTTCAGGAGCTCCGCGGCTATGTGCTCGAGGCGGTCTTGCGCCTGCATCATGCGTTCCACCCATACGGCCTGCGGGCTGCTGGTCACGCGTCCGCCGTTCGGTGTGTCCGTCCATGTGGTTGTTGTCCGCATTGCCTGCGCTCTATATTGCGCCACTGTCTCCGCCTCTGATCTCATACGGATAGACAAATAAAAGAGTTTTGATAAATAACTTTTGACTTGTGCCGCCGTTACCATAGCCGCGCCGCTTTCCTCCTGCTGCTTTAATTAAAAATGAATCCCCCGTTCAGTTCGGGAACTTCCACCGCTGGCGGGCGCGGTCTGGATTTCTCGCGCTTTAGCCATTTATATAACTGCTTATAACACGCGGGGCAAAGGTCTATTATTTCGAATTCTTCCCGCCCCTCAATGACGGGTGCGACACCCTTCCCGAACTCCGCCGCGTATACTGTCGGCTTGTCTCCCCCCGGTGTATAGGTGCCGAGGATCAGTTCTTCCCCCTCCGGCTTTGCGTTTCTGTAAAACTTCCCGCAACGGTCGCAACACTTTGCATTCATTTGCTTTCCCCCTTTTTCTTGTACTTCATGCGCTGATAATATGCGCGCGTTTGCTTTGCTTCGTCTTTCACAATGTCCAAAGCCTTGAGGCTGATTCGTGTCTGCTCGAGGTCGTCCTCGATATCGTCCGGCGCCCAGTACTGCACCGGGGTGCCGAACACCTCCGAAATTTTGAGCCATACGGAAAGCGGAACCGCGGGTTCCTTTTCTTTCCTCTGTGTTAGTCTGTGGATTGTCACGGGCTCAACGCCGATCACTTCGGCGAGGTCTAGTTGGCTCAGCCCGCTTTTCTGTAATTGTAGGCGTAGTTTTTGCGCTGCTGTCATTCCTGTTCCCTCTTTTGTTCGTCTGTTATATTCAGCATTACTGCGAGCCCGTCGGAAATGGGCCAAATTTTAATTATTTCGCTTTCCGCGTACAATCTGCAGGAAAAGCCCCCGCAATCTGTACGGGCTATTATATCGGCGCTGGCGTTTAGTATTTGCAGTTTAAACGGCCACGCCGCCGCGGATCTCAATTCCTGCAGGGTCATTTCTCCGGTTCCTCCTCTTTGTTGCCGTATGTGTTGATAATGTGCAGCGCCATTTCCGCCCCGGCGTTATAGCCTTTTATATATGTCTCTTCAAGCTGCAGCGCATCCGCCTTTGTCTCGATGGTCGGCGCGTTCTTTATCGCGTTCGTCATAAGGTCCGCAACTATCGGCGGCGTTGCGTCTTCAAACTTCCCGAAAATTGCCGCCGCATATTTTTCGAGCGCTTCTGCGTCTATTGGTCTCATGTTTAGTTCCTCCGTGTCTCTTTTTGTCCCTTTTTGTCTCCAACTGTCCCCGCCTTTATTTTTCCAGCGGTTCCAGGCCGTGCCGTTTTCTGATCTCTTCCGCGTGTCCTATCAGTAGTGTTGCTATGTCTTCCGCGTGCTTTTTCTGCGCGGTCGCTTCATCCCATACCTCGCGCAGGTCGGTTTCCACTTTGCGGAATATCTCGTCCAGCGTGTCCGCGTCCTCGATATATTCGGGGAGTACGTTTTCCAAACTGATTACAACCGCCAAAGAAAAGGCAAGCGCCCCCGTATTTACTCCGCGCGTGAAATATTGATTCAACGAATTAACAAGCGTTTTATTCATTGCTTAACCCCTCCGGGCGCGTGCGCGCCCATGATAAATATTTATCCAGGATCGCGCGCCCCTGCTCGAAACTGTAGGCAAGTTCTACCGCGTACCCCTCCGCGCGTAAATCCCGCGCCCACCTCTTCTGCGCTGCCGTGGGTTTGTTGTTGCCCCACTTCATCTCGATATATAAACCGAAATAGCCGCCGCGGGCTGTCGGGAAACAAAGATCCGGAACGCCTGCGCGCAAACCTGCCGCCGCTAACTGTCGCCCCGTCCAGGGGTTGCGCTTGCCCTCGTTTGGCGTGTGATACACCCGCACCCCCTTTGCTTCCGCATAGGCGACGAGCATCTTTTGTTCGTCTATTTCTGCCATTGTTCCGCGCCCTCCTGCAGCACTTCGCGCAACTTCTCCGCGATCGGTTCGAGCGGGACATATAACGCGATTTCTCTATCGTCTGATAGGCTGAGCCCCAGCCCGTTTGCGTCGCTGGTTATCCTGACCGTTATCGGCTGCGCCCTCATGTATTTGTCGGTTGTTATCATGCCCACAACTGTTCGCCATTGGGTGCCGGGATTTAGTGCGCTGTTGCGCCATCCTCTGTCCTTATATTTGCTCATATTCTGCCCGCCCTTTCTAATTGCTCCATAACGCGCTTATATTGCGTTGTGTTGTAGATGCTCGCGCGCGCGTCTTTTTCTTTTTCTTTAACATTTTCTTTCTCTTTTTCTTTTTCTTTTTCTTTAGGTTCGGGGGCGGTTTCGGTTTGGTTTTGTTTTGGTTTTGTTTTGGTTTTTGGTCTGCCGCCTTTTGCCCCGTTTTCCCATCTCCGCTGGTTTGCGTCCAGCTGCGGTTTTATCAACCTAAAGCAGGCCGACGCCGTGCCGGAAAGCTCCGGCGCCGTTCCTGTTAGTCCGTATTGAACTATAGCGCGGTACAATGTCAGCTCCGTTTCCGGGTCTTCGAGATCGGCCAGCGCTTCCGCGAATGATTTATAAAATATAAAGCCTTGGCGCTCCATACTTGCGCCCCCTTAAAATGGCAGGTCGTCTTCGTCGGATATCTGCGAGAAGTCTTCTTCCGAAAACTCGGGGCGCTGGTCCATTTCGTGCGCTTCCTGCCTTTTCGCTTCTGAGAAGAAAGCATTGCGCGCCATGACTTCGACCGCCTTCCGGTTGTTGCCGTTCTTGTCGGTATATGTTCGCGTTTGCAGCTCGCCCTCAATTATGATCATTGAGCCCTTGCCGAAATATCGGCAGATAAATTCCGCCGTTTTCTGCCATGCTACAACGTCTATAAAATCCGTTGCCCGTTCCGTTCCGGCTTTGACGTAGGAACGCTCGCACGCGATGCAGAAAGACGTGACCGCGATCCCGCTTGCCGTGTGTCTCAGCTCCGGCGCTGCTGTTAAACGCCCCATAATAACTACTTTGTTTAGCATGTTAGTTTCCTCCGCTTGTATCTATTGGGCGCATATCCCGACACTTGCCGGAACAATAAACGTGCCCGCCGTTTGCCTGCTTGCTTCTCTCTGCAATGTCCCCGCGCACTGGTTTGCCGCATACCTCGCAAAAATAGGCCGTTTTTGCGTTTTCTTCTTCCGCCTGGGTGTTTTCCTTGTATGCCCTGCGCGCCGCCTTTTCGCGTGCGTTTTCGTCCGTGTCGGGGTCTTTGTTGTCGTCAATCAGCAGCAACCCGTTCAGGGCGTACTTTCTCGCGTAGCTGCTCGCCCCTCCGGTTACCTGCGCGCCGTCCATGCCCTTTTTGCTTTCTTCCTCTCGGGCGTAGGCTCTCACGCTGTAGGCATTGCCCGTTTCGACGTCTTCTGCGTATACTGTCGCCCGGACGTAATAGCGCTCCCCGCGCTGTTCTATTTCGTCGGATATCTGCAGCATAACGCCATATTTTTTTAACAGCGGTTTGACCGCCTCGAGAATATCCTCACAACTGCGGTAATTGTACCCGCCGAAACTGTTGCGGCGGTTCTTCGGTGCTTTCAGCTCGTTCTGAATGGCGATCAATTTTGCCTTGATGCCTGCGGGCTTTGCGTCCGGGAATAGCAGCAGCCCCGCTTCCTGCAATGCTTTTTTATTGTCTGCCATGTCTGCCACCTCCTCACGCGATCAAAAGGACCGCAAAAAGCAGAGCGGTTCCCAGCGCTGCCAGCGTCCCGGCTTCCAGCCATTCGCGCAGGCTGATTGTTTCGGCGATTGTTAAAAAGTCTTTCATGTTTGGTTCCTCCGTTTTATTTCTGCTATACAACACGCGCGGGCGGTGTATAGTGCTTTTATTGTTTCCGTGTCCGTTATGGTTTCGGCCATGCTTCCCAGCCGATCGCGCGCCGCTTCGAGGTCGCGTTCGCTGTGCATATATATGTTGGTGTGCAGCTCGTCGCCGTATTCCCTGCGAATTGCCTCCGCGTATGTCGGGATATATGGCTCTATTGGCTGGTTTGCGTCTCCGACCGTGCTTTCGCATTGGGTCGCGTTTAAACTCGCTTTACTCATGACAACTCCGCCCGGACAAATTCTTTAATAGTTGCGCGCCCGGTTCTGAAATTGAAGCGCGGGTTGTGGTATATGGCGCTGGTTGACTTTCCCGCGATGGCTGCGAGCTGCTTCTTCGTGAAGGTCGTTTCACCCGGGAACAGCTGCGCCGCTCTTTCTGTGTAGGCTTCTACACGATCAAAAAATATTTGATTCATGCTTGGTTCCTCTTTCTGCGGTGTCATACGCTTTCCGCGGATTTTTTAGGCAAAATAAGGACTTCCAGCGGCGCGCCGTAAAGTTCCAGCAACTGTGCTAATTTGTCCGTATTTGGGGCGGTTTTGCCGCTCTCCCAGTTGCTCAGCGTCTTGTCCGATATCTGGAGACGCGTTGCCGCGTCTCTGATCGTCAGCCCCGCATTAACGCGGGCGGCCGCTAAAGTGATTTTATAATCCATGTCATTTCCTCCTATGTGGTATGTCTTCCGGCTTTTTCCCGGCTCCGAGTTGTAGTTGCATATATAGGCAAGCGCCCTCGAGTGCTTCGCGCTGGGCTTGTGTCAATAGCCCGTTTCTATAATTTGCGTTGACGATCTCTTCCAGGCTTTCGGCCTCTTCCACTGTCTGCGCCCTGCTTATAACATCGTCATATATCTCGAATGTTGTCTGCTGGTCTTCTGTCGGCTCTTTGGCCTCAATGTCATAGCCCTCGCCCGTCCACATTTCGCCATAAGTTTTATATTTGCCGCCCCACTGGTCTTCGTCGCTTAATATCGGCTGATTTTTCCAACTGTCGAACGTTTCGCGGCTGATCGTCTCCGGCTCCTCGCCCTGCTGCTCGGGTTCTTCTTCCGGTTCCGGCTCGGGCTCTGTCTGTGCTTCGTCCTGTGCTTTTGTCTGCGCTTTGATGTTTTCCGCGATCGCTTCCCAAACAAGCGCGGCCTCCTCTTTGTCGTCTTCTAGGTTGTCAATAGACACCTTGTTGCAAGCCCAAACAATTTTTGAGATTGTGCGGCGGTCAAGCTTCAGTGTGTAAATATTTTCGTTTGTCATCTTTGGTTCCTCTTTCGTCGGTTTCGTCCGCTTTCTGCGGATTTTGTACGCGTTCCGCGTTCCTTATGTTTCAAATTATACTCGCCGTTTTGCGGTTGTCAACGCTTTTAGAGTATTTTTTTTCTGTTTTGTTGTAATTATTTCGCTTTTAGGGTATATATTTAATTAATAAAATAATTTTACACAATGGGAGGTCGGTTCAATGATTACGCGGAAATCATTCCGGGATAATTTATTATTGCTCATGAACAGGACGGACGAAACACAGGTGGAACTCGCCCGCGCGCTGGGCGCGTCTACTTCTGCCGTTAGTGGCTGGCTAACCGCGGAAAAGTTCCCGCGCGTTGAAATGTTAAATAAAATCGCGGACCACTTCGGCGTCCCGGTGTCTTCCCTGCTGAGCGATCGGACGGCGCGCACCTCGGTTCCCGTGTTGGGTCGCGTTCAGGCTGGAACGCCCCGCACTGCGGTGCAGGAACTCTTGGACGTTGTGGACATATCCGAAAACATGGCGGCTCAGGGTGAACACTTCGGGTTATATGTCCGCGGTGCTTCTATGGAGCCGGATTTCCTCGAGGGTGATTTGGTAATTGTCCGCCGTCAGCCGTCTTTAGATGCCGGGGACATTGGGGTGTTTTCCGTTGGCGGTGATGATGCCACTATAAAAGAGTTCAAGCGCGGAAAAAATGGCGGAGTCATATTGCTTCCCCACAATCCGGACTTCGCGCCGTTAATGTTCAGCGACGCGGACGTTCAGGCGCTCCCGGTGCTGCTGCTGGGTAAAGTTGTTGAGCTGCGGCGGGCGTTCTGATGTTTAAGCGAAAAGACGGATTGTGGCAGGATAGTTTGACGATAGACGGGCGCCGCGTCACGTTTGCCGGAAAAACACAAAACGCCGTCAAACAGAAAATGAGATCCGCGGAAATAAAGCGGGAACGCTCGCGGACGTTTGCAGCGGTCGCGGACGATTTCACCGAGGACCGCTTCGACGATCTCACGCGGGGAACTATGCGGACATACTCCGCCGCGCTGCGTTCTGCCGTCGGTTACTTCGGCGCGTATGATATGGGCGAAATATCCCCGAAAATGGTCGGGCAATATCTCGCCACGCTAAAAAACAGATACGCCGCGAAAACTATCGCCAAATATAAGGGGCTTTTAAGTATAATTTTTAATTACGCGATAAACGAAAAGGGGCTCGACATTGTGAACCCCTGCCAGAATGTGCCGCTCCCGAAAAGCAATATCAAACCGCGGACGCGTGCCGCGCTTTCCCCTGCCGTCCGTGCTGAGATCGACAAAACGCGCCCCGATGAGTTTATATTGGCGTTTCTGATCGTGAACACGGGCGCGCGGCTCGGTGAGGCCTGCGCGCTGCAATGGGCGGACGTGGATTTCGAACAAAATATAATTAATATTACAAAGTCGGCGCACTGGAACGGGAACCGCCCTTATATTGGCCAGCTAAAGACGAAAAACGCGGCCAGAATCGTTCCGCTGTTGTCGCCCCTCCGTGATATGCTCGAACAGATAAAAGGCCATAAAAAGGCCGATTATATCGTCTCAGGCGCGGAACTTCTCACAATGTCGCAACTTGAGACGCGTTGGCTTAAATTCTGCCAGGATCACGGCCTCGCCCATGCCATTGATAAAACTTGGAACACAAAAGGAACCGCCCGGCGGCACCTTGATTGGGTTTGTGATATCGACCGCCACACACTCCGCCACGATTACGCAACGAGCCTTTTTCGGGCGGGTGTTCCGGTTAAAACGGTTCAGCACTTGTTGGGGCATGCTGATTACCAAACGACCATGGATATATATGTTCATTTTCAGCGGGCGAACGTAGACGACGCGCGCGAACAGATAGAAGATTATTTGCGGAATAAAAAAAGCGCCGGGCGATAATTGCCCGGCTTTCTTTTTCGCCCTTTCCCGTGTTGCTCGGTAAAGGTGAGGAACCGTCTATATTATAGCGCATTTACTCACCCGCAACTCATCCAAACTCACCCGAAAAACGGCAAAAATAGGCCATTTTTTACAAATTATTGCAAGTGGTAAAACATAAAAGAAACCCCGTAAAATTCAGCATTTACGGGGTTTTTTGTGGCCTTGCGGCGTGGTGGAGCTGAAGAGGATCGAACACTCATGAAAACTCGGCCCCGTCGGCGTTTGCGGTGTGTACTCATGCGCCACTCACCCGGATATTTATTCACTTTTTTGTGAATACACGCTCTCCAGCTCCAACGCGTCCAACGCTTCCAACGCGTTGAAAAAGGCAAATAAAAAAGCCCCGCCAAAATTGGCGGGGTTACAATCTCGCGGCGCGCTCAGGTGGAAAATTTAAAGGCCCGGGCGCTTGTTTTTACGGAGGAAACATTGGCCGCGGTGTTGCCTAGTTTTTGACTTGCTCAATCGTCAGGCCGTCACGGACTCCGATTTCGTCAGCGAGTGCCAGCAGCTTGTTAAAGTCTCCGCGGGTCACGGGCGGGAACGTTACGCGCCAAAGTTCCGGCGCTGCTTTCGGGTACAGTGTCGCCCATTTGTCGGAATATGCCACCCAGCGTCCCGGCTCGATTTCGTACCAATCGAAATCGCCCGCCGTTTGCTTTGCGGTGTAGTTGTATAGCCCTTTTGTACAGAATCCCAGGCTGTCCGCGTTGATGCTCGGCGCGTTTCTTACGTTCAAGTCAGTTATAAGTATTTCTATCTGGTCGCGGTTCTGATCTCGCGGCACCGGGGTTCCGATGGTTGTTCCGCGGTATTTTATGCGGTCATGATATAGCGATTGCGTCGACACAATAACGGCGCGATTTTCTAACATGAGATATTCGAGCGGGTCGACAACGTGGGCGCGATCGTTTGCGCCTTTTCTCAGCTCAAAATGAAGATGATTTCCGAAACTGTAGCCACTGTTCCCCATGCGTCCGATTATATCGCCTTTTTTCACGCGGTCGCCCTTGCGTACGTTTATACCCTTCAAAAGATGGCCATAAACCGTCCAATATCCGCCGTGGCTAATTATTACATAATTGCCATAAATGCGCGTTTTTGGGGTGTTTCCGTAGCCGTCAACGGCGGTCACTACTGTTCCGCCCTCTGCTGCGCATATCGGCTGATTTATCGAGCCGGGCGCGGCGGTATTATTCCAGCCGAAATCGAGCCCGCGGTGAACTTTCCCGCTCAGGTGAAAGCCCTGCGTAATTGTTAAATATTGCGTAACTGGATATATAAACGCGTTCGCCATTACATGACCCCCTCGTCCTCGTGTTCGCGGATCTCCGTTTCGTCTTCTGCCATTTCCAGCGCCTGCAAGTCGTCCAAATCGTACACGCTGGCGGGGTCTGTCGGTGTCCGCTTGTTGTACTGATAATTTGATATCCCGAGGATAGTTCCCAGGAACGCGCAAACAAGCGCGGCGGCCTGCGTCACTTCTGCAGCATACGGCCAGCCGAACAGCTGAGCCAACCCGCTATACAATGACGCGGCGGCGGGTATGCCTATCAAGTCCGCCCATTTCAGGGCGTCGAAGGTTCTGTTGCTCATTATCATGTTTTACACCTCCAAAAAAATAGCGGGATTGCTCCCGCCTGGTTTATTTTGTTTGCTTTAAATACTCGATATCGCTCGACATTTTGGCGAGTGAGATGGCGACGTCGCCCAGTTTTTCCGCATAATTGTTGTGCTGGTCCAGGCGTTCTTCTATCCGTTTCAATCTGTCCTCAAAATCTTTATCCCGTACCGCCTGCGCCGTGGCGTTGTCGCGCTTTGTCTTGTTGCTTATGAGTAATTGACAAATAACCGACGCGCCCGCGGTTATCAAAGCGACTATTATTGCTTCACTCATGTTGTCACTCCCCCATTGTTCCCGTGTATAGTTTTATCTCTCCGTTTCTAAAATAATACACGGGGTGGTTTAGTGTCATTTCGATGTTTGTTGTGGAATATGCCGTCCCCAAATAGATATATATATATCCATCCTCTTCGGTGGGGAGTTCCTGAACAATCGGTTCGCTTGCATCGAGTACAGCAGAACAGTTCCCCATAGGAGTACACTTCACATAAACGGGCGCAGCTTCTACAAGAGCCAGTGCCTTGCCCGTGTTGTTAAACGAGTATCCAAGCGGTAGTGTCAGCTGTTGGAAGAGAAGTCCCTTCCCCGGTTTTGATCCAGCCTGAAGCACTGTAGTGTAGTTGTAGTAGAGTATCTCACCAAATGGATTGAACTCCCTTGTGTTTGGTGTCTTTTTCCCGGTTGCGGAGGTTGACCCATTTGTGTTTGCTGGAACAAGTTGCCCGTCTAATGACGAGAACAATATTCTGTATCTGCTTGTTTGGTCGGTGACGGGCATCGTCCTTAAGTTGGTGCGGATTTGATAACCGAGGGTGTTCGTGTTTGAATCGTACCCCTGATACATTAGCCAATCTCCACCCTCAAACACTTCTTCATATATGAACAAGTATGTACTCGCCGCCGTGAAGAGTGTGGTGTCCCTTGCCTCGTCCGTGAGACTCTTATGGACGGGCAATGCCCCCAATCCATTGACATTGATGGTGTACCCACTTGCAGATGTCACCACCCCATTTCGGAGCATGATAGCAAGTCCCTTCTTGTATTCTGTAATGCCGGGAATCGTTGCCGTGAATACTGTGGATATCGATGTTGCATCACATTCGCCATAATACAAATTGGAGAACGCTTCCCCAACTTCATCGGACACAAATGTCTCTGTCGCATATCCGTCCAAGCTCTGATGCTCGGTCAAAAATCCGCTATCATTGTTTAGTTCAGATGTCTTTGTGGGGACAGTGATGTTTGCGGTCTTATCGCTACTTGCATTAGCCGTGAATGTCTGCACTGTTGAGCCATTCTTCTGAATGGTCAAGGATGCATTGTTTACTATCGGAATATCCGACTTGTCTGCCTTTCCGCTTAATGCAGTGTTGACCTCTGTCTTCGTGTAGACATCCGCTTTGGGATAGACCTCGCCTTTGGTATAGACATTGGATGCCAACGTTCCGACCTCGGTGTTTACATAGGTCTCGGTGGCATATCCATCGAGAGACGGGATGAGGATGCCGATGTCCTCCGTAGAGAGGTCTCCCTCCAGCGTGGTTCCATTTATTTGAGGCTTGTTGGCTAAGTCGGAATAGTCTCCGTTTACCTTCACATTAAGGGTTTCGGAGAGAGTCATGTTGGAAGACAGTTCTCTTGATCCTACTGCCATCGGCAGAGCTTCAGCATCTTCCTCGACAATCATATTCACATTGGTGGGTTCGGTCATGGTAGCACCTCTTCAAGCATGTTCCTCCTAACTGACACCGAAACGATGTTGCTACATGCTCGGTTTCCGTCTGTGTAAATCCAATTCGCTTGAATCTGAACCGAGGGTGTCGGGAGGTCTTTGGTCTGCTCTTGGGATAGATAGACCTCGATGACATTGTCGGAGACCTCGATTGCATCTCCCGTCAGCCTCAAAATCTCCTCCCCTGACGAATTGCCGAAAGAGACGAAAACTTGTGAGGCCTGGTCGAGTGCAGTTCCTTCAGGGAATGTCAGTGTGAATGTTGGAGTAGTGTATCGATACATTGCTATCCTCCTATGAGTTTGTCTTAATTGCTAACACCAAGAATGATGCCGTGAGTGTATGAGCCGATGATATGTTATTTCTCATTGTTTGCCCCTCCTGTGGTTCATGTGCAAATATAGGTTAATTGGGCGATATAAGTTCCGGCGGCTCCATATCTCAAATATAAACCGCCGTCGGTCCTCATTGATATAACACAAGCGCGCGTCCATGCCGTCGCGCTCTGCATGGCCGTTGTTAATACGTTAAAGCTGAAAGCGGGCGGCAAGTCTTCAATTATTTTGGTATAGCTGGAAAGCGTCCCGGATAGTGTAAATTGCAGGCGGATTGTGCACACGTTCCCGACGCGCGCAACATCAAGTGTGCCAATAGTTACACCTGCGGCGGCCGTCTGGGTCGGTGTTATTACCCGGGGCGTGTCCTGGGGTTCTGCCGTTCCGCCTCCGCTGGCTTCAAATAAATTATTGAGCGTTGTTTGTATCTGCCCTATTTCCACGCTGTCGAAATTGTCCAGCAGCAAATTATATATAGTTCGCTGTATTCTGGACTTAAACGAAACGCCCAGCGGCTTATGTTCTATTGTGATCGTGTCGCCCAGTTCCGGCTTTATTGTTTCCGCGTTTGCGTCTGTCGTCAGGCTAATGTCTATATATTGCGCCGATAAAGTCCGCGCGAACGCCGTGATGTTGTTCGCGTTTGCGTAGTTCTGGGCGTCCGTTGTCAGGGACGCCACTGTCGGCAAGTTGTCGCTGCCGTAATTGCCCGAAAAGTCGACAATAACAACCGAGGGAAACTCTGCCGCGGTTTTGTTGTATACGTTCCCGACGTAGGTTGTTTCGTCTATGATCGCATATCCCAGAACGGCGGTCGCCCGATTGCTTCCGTTTTCAACGTCTGAAAACTCCGTCAAGTTTACGCCGTATTTTACAATTTGCCCTTTATCGCTTCCGCGGTGTGCCATGCAATAAGCCGTCAGCCCGTCAAAACGAAACTCGGCCCGCATAAGATCAACAAGCGAGCCCTCCATACCCCCTAAACATTGCCGGGCGCTTGCCGGGGCTTTTAGTTCCATCTGCGCTGTTGTGTTTGTCAGCCCGTCGTTCTGAATGCTGCACAATGACACAACCGCCATATTATTATTAATTGCGTTAATGATGTTCTGCGCGCCCGTCGCCGTGAACGGCTTCACGGGAACCTTTGCCAAATCATAAGTAATATGCTGCGCTTTAATCGTGATTAATTGTGTTAGCGGTTTTGTAACTTCATAAATGCGGAAATATTGCTCCCCCCTGTTTTTATCGGGTGAAACTTTCGCGCGGATAATATGGCCCGGCGCGGCGTACTTTGCGGCCGGATCAGTGTTCAGTATATCCGCTTCAAGTTCAAAAACGCCGTTGAGTTCTTCTGTTACCTGTGCGCGGGTTAGCTGGGTTGTGTATCCCTGGGAACACGTTCCCGCGGTTATGTCGCTATAATTTGCCGTGTTGTAAATAATCATAGCTCATAAAACCCCGTTTCCATGTAGGTGTCCGCCCCCATCAGAGATTCGCCGAGGACTATTTCTTTTGTTTCTCCCGGCGTGAACCTCAAAACGTCCCAGTTTAAAGGGTGATAAGGCGAGAGATAGCTTGTTAAGTCTGCGCCGGTTATCTGGTCTGTTACTGTTTCGTTTGCGGTGTCGACCTTGATTCCGTGTTCGTCCTTGATTTCATTCGGAACGTCTACAAACTGCATAGCGGTGTATGATTGCGCCGTTTCGCCGTATGGTGTCCAGATTTCAAAATTAAAAACACTGTGATCAGTTGACAATTTAAAATGATAAACCGGGCTCGCGTCGTACGCCGTCGGGTTGGCCACAACTATTCCGTTGTATGATTCTGTAGTGTAATCATATTCCCACGTTATCGGGATTTTTTGCGGGTCGATGAACCGTTGCGGCATACAGTTGAAAACAAGCTCAAACTGCGCCTCCCTGTTCCCTTGTCCCGTTATCGGCTGAACCTCCGCAACAAACTGCGCGCGCCTAAAATGCCCGGGATCTTCGCTGTATATTAATTTTGCATACCCTGAAACGCTCGCCAATGCGTTATATAATCCGTTAAAATTTTCCGTAAAATTATCTTTTATATAGCAATTAAAGGGGATATCAATATTCGCCCATTTTTGCTGTGAGATCGTGAGATCCCCGCTTCGCCCCGGTACGCTGTAAAAGTCTACAACCTTTTGCGGCTTTCTCCATACTTCCGCGCCGTCATAGTAACAGCCGAAATTTTCAAAATTAACCCCGTTGAATGATATAGTTCCCTTGCTCATGCGAAAACAGCCCTCTCTCTCTGTACTTGGTCAACTATTCGGCGTGTTACAAGGTCGGCCAGCTGGTAAACGTCCTGCCCCTGCGCGTTTACTGTCATATTAATGACCGGGCCGGAACTCGCCGCCGCTTGTCTGATCATTGCCATGAGGCTATTTGTGCCGACGATCGTTTCGGATCCTGCTTCTCCCGCTCCTAATAACGCGCCGTTATTCATGCCGAAAATAGTCGGATTATTCAATATAACGCCGTTTTTCATGGCGCGGGCGTACCAATCGATGCTTATAGACGGCTTGGTGCCATATCCTCCAATGCCCCAGGGCGGAACGCCGCCCGACACATTAAAATGTGGCACCTTGATTTTCGGCAGGCTCCATTCCCCGGAAAAAAAGCCTTTTATTTTTTCTATTATGTTGCTTATTGTTTCTTTTGCCGTTTCTATCGGGTGCGTTATTGCATATTTAACTTTTTCGAAAACGTCGGACACTGTCGCCTTGATTGCGTTTACTTTGTCCGATATTGCGGTTTTTATGTTGTTAAATGTTTCGCTAACTGCGTTTTTTGCAGCGTTCACGCGTTCAGTAATGCCGTTTTTGATTTCTGCGAACTTGTTCACAACTGCATCTCTTGCTGCCGTGACTTTTTCAGTAATGGCCGTTTTTATCGCTTCAAACGTTGCCGTTATATTCTGCCAAAGCTCCTGCGCTTTCGCCTTGATGGTATCCCAGTTTTTATATAAAAGTACGCCTATTGCGATCGCCGCCGCAATGGCTGCAACTGCTATACCAATAGGCCCGGACAATAAGGTGAAGGCGGTTTTTACTACATTTACCGCCGCGCCGATCTTGCTCAGGATCGCCGCAACGGGCGAAATAGCCGCAACAAGTCCTACCACTACTAATATTAATTTTTGGGTTTTTCCGTCCAGATTTGCAAACCATTCGGCAACCTTTGAAACGGCCTTTACTATTTTTTCGAGTGCCGGGGCGAGAACCTTTGCAAGCGTGGCGCCCGCTTTTAATAGTGCGCCCTGTGTTCTCGCCTTTAGTTTGTCCATTGCGTCATTGAATTCGTTTGCAGCGTCTACGCCGTCCTGCCCTAAAATCAGGCCCGCGTCTTCTGCTTCCTGACCTAGTTCTTTCAAGGCTGCGCCGCCGTCGTCTACTATCCCGGCCATATCCATTGCGGACCGTCCGAACAATTCCATGCTCAGGGCGTCGCGCTCGGTCTCGTTTTCTACTTTGCTTAATGCCTCCAGGCTGTCGTACCAGACGTCGGTCGCGTCCCTCATGTTGCCGTCTGCGTCATAAATAGAAACGCCCAGCTCGTCAAATACCGCCGCGCCGCTGCTCATTTTGTTAGTTAGCTTTTTAATGCTGCCGGTCATGGTGTCCATGCTAACGTCCACAAGGTCGGAGGCGTATTGCATTTTTTGCAGTTCTTCAACAGAAAAGCCGGTCTGTTTTGATAGTGTGTTCAGATCGTCCGCCGCCTTGGCGCTCTTGTATGCGTTCGACAATAACGCCGCGCCCAGTACTGCAGCTGCGGCGGAAAGCGCCTTCGTTTTATCTGCTACCGCCTGCGCACGGTTTCCGAATTCATCTAGCTTCTCGGCTCCGGTCTTTGCCTGCTCGGCGTTTTCCTCTATGCTGTCGCCCGCGGCTTTGGCCGCTCCGTTTAGCTCTGCAAGCTCTCGGGCGGTCTCGTCTGCTTCCTGCTGGTACTGGTCAAGGCTTTGTGTAGTGGCGATTATATCGCGCTCCAGGGCTCTCTGCTGCTCGATCGTCTTGTCGGCTTCCGGTGATGCTTTGAGCGCTTCAAGGGCCTTTTTTTCTTCGTCTATTTTGTTTTTTGTCTGTGCTATAGCGTCCGACAACAGACCCTGCTTCTGGCTTAATAGTTCCGTGTTTTTCGGGTCTAGTTTTAACAGCTTGTCAACGTCTTTTAGCTGGCTCTGTGTGTTTTTTAGTTGCTTATTTACGCTGTTTAATGCGTCGTTAAGTTTTGACGCGTCGCCGCTGAGCTCAATAGTTATGCCGCGGATCTTCGTTGATGCCACTTGTTCGCGCCCTCCTCTTTTTTAAAATCGGTCAAAATCTGCCTGCGTTGCTAATTGCTTATATTGGTAGCTGTCGTTGCTTTTCTCTGTAAACATATCAAGGACGGCCCCGACGTTCAGCGCGTCAAGGTCGCCCCCGTGAAGTCCCAGTTCTGCACAACGTAGCAAAAAAAGGGCGGCCGTCAATGGCCGCTCGGTTGGTCTGCTTTTTTTTTAGGTTCCTCAAGTGTTGCGTTGTTCCCCGCCCATAGCACTATAAGTTCGGGCAAAATGTTATATAGATCCATCATGTCGAACTGTTCGAGCCACTCCGCGGGCGTGTCGGGTGTGTTGTCGGGGTCTGCTTCGCGTCTGCAAATAAAGGCGAAATTTTCAAATATTTCGAGATCGCTCCCCGACATCTCGCCCTCCTGCGCGTGCTTGGTTACTTGTGCCATGTCGCGCAATAAGTCGCGGTTAAATGCTGTCCGATAGTTTCGGACGGTGGCGGCGCTTGCCTTGAATCGGATATTCTGCCCGCCTACGGTGATAATTTTTTCCATGATGTTTCCCCCGTGATTGTGTTGTTTATACTGTCGGTTCTTTTATGCTGTCGGTTCTACAACTGCGCTGAACCATGTTGCGTAGTCCTGAGCGTCTGCCGGGCAACGGCTTTTTATTACTTCGTCGTTTATCCTCGGCATTGCTGTAATTGTGAATGATTCCGTCTGCGGCTCGATGCTCTCTTCGCGTGTCTGGCCGCTAACAGCCGGGCGCGCTGCCGTGCACCTATAAAGGCAATGGCGGGTCGCCGCCTGGTCTCCCTCAAACTGGAACAGAAGGGCGAACTCTTTCGGCGTGTCGCTGCTGCGTTCGACATAAAAGCCCTTGGTGTCCTCCGTCTCGCCGAGAATAGCGGTGCGGAAATCATCAGGGACAAGAGCGAGCTCCAGGTCTCCCTGGTATCCGTTGTCGGCTGTGCTCACATAATACGCGATATTATCGGCATAAAATGTGTTTGTGTCGCCCTGTGCGTCAAGGCTCAGGGAAACAGCGCCGGGCAACGGTGCCGGGGTTGCGTATGTGAGCGCGCCGCCCGTTCCCTCTGTTGCTACGGCGTAATATACATTCTTGATGCCGTACTTGATTTTATTAGCCATCAATTAAAACCTCCGTTGTGAATGTTGTTATATAAAGTTTTTCGGCGTCTATTTTTGCAAAATCCGCCCGATGCGGTAAACCGTGCGCCAATAGAACCCCGCGGACTCGGTTTTCCAGCTCATAGGATTTCGCCGCGGTGTAAAGTTCGACAACTAGCGTGCGTTCGTCTGTATAGTTCGTATTGTCTGCGAACGTGTCGATGCTTTCCGTAAACATGAACACGACAAAAGGCGGCTCATGTGCCGTGCCGTCGTCAAATTCATAATAAGCGTACGGCAGGCCGATTTCTGCAATCATTGCCGCCACTTCCTGAGTTGTCATAGTTTGGAAATCACCTCTTTTTCGTACATTTCGATCGCTTGCTGTTCTATGGGTGCAATGTGTTCGCGCCCTGCGACGCGTCCGACCCTGCGCCCGTGAACTATTGAGACGTGGCCATGTTCCAGCAAGTGCGGCAAGCCGGGCAGCGTCTTGTGGTGTATAACCGCTGTTGAGCCGAGGCGGGTTTTCTGAATAGTACACGCCCAGCCGCGCGCATACGCGCCGGAACCGTTAAAAATACCGCTCGCGCTTTTCAGCTGCTTCGCGGTCTTTTGGCCGATGTCCTTTGTTATCTCTTCAAGGTTGTTCTTTACGTCCGCGCCGTATTGGTCGAGGATTTTTGCCAGTGTGTCGCTAAAATTGACCACTGAGGCCTTTTTATTGCTTGCCATTGGCTCCGCCCTCTCTCTGGACATATAGCTCTATTGTGTCGTTTTTGCCGTGATAGGTTCTATATATGGCGTAGGTTTTGCCCTCGAAACGGAGCAGGGCTTCGCCCTCATAGTCATATAAAAACATTTTGACCACGAATTCCGGGTTCAGCCCATTTCTCCCGCCGTCGAAAAACTCCGCACGGGTCACGGATTCAACACGGGCGAAAACATCACGCCCCGTTAATGTCTCGCGCCATATTCCGTCCGCGTCCTGCGTCCGCGTCGCTTTTAATAGGGTTATGCCGTTCGATCTGTCCACGGTTCAGCCCTCCGCGCTCCAAACTGTATATCCGGTTGCCGTTGCGAGTTGTGCCTTCTGCTCGTCGTATGCTTTTTTTATCCGTTCCCAGTCCTCCGGCTCGCCAAAGTTCAGGCGGCAATAGGTGATGACGGCTTGCAATACAAGCGGGTCGGAAATCACAACCCCGGAACCGTCAGCGCCTGCAATGCCTAAGTCCAGCAATGCGGCGCTCATTAAGTCCGTTAATTGAGTATCAAAAAGCGCGGTCGTTATTCTCAGGGCGAGTTTTACTTTGTTTAATGCTTCGTCCATGTTGTCCGCGTCCTCCTGCTATCGTCTTTTATTCTGCTGTTACTACTGCGAAACCGTTCGGGCGTACAAGGTGAACGTCTGCGAGAACCTTGCCGACGATCTTTACAAGGTCGGATTCTGCAAGGCTTGCCTCGTCAACGATATATTTAAACTGTTCGCCCTCGGGGAAATTAGCAACAACGCCGGAAAGATCGCCAACAAGTACGCCTGTCACTGTGCTGTTGAAAAGCACTTCGAGACCGTTGAACGGGTCCTCGATTCTTGCGCCTCCGTCGGTCTTCATTGCCTTAATTGTGGCGTATGTCTGCTTACTCATGATGGCCACGGGGTCGGATGCCTCGTCGGAAAGTGCAGCAAAGCCGAACAGGACGGCGTCGCCGTCAATGGCGTGTGTTACCTTTGCGGAAATCGTAGAAGCTGCGATTTCTGCAACTACTGCGTTCTCGAGTGCCATAGCGAGCTGGTGGCCGAATTCGTCCCTCAGGTATTCGAGGAAGCGGGCCCCACGCAGGGCAAGTACGCGGTCGCTTACTTTTATCCATTTTTTATAATACTGTGCTACAAAGTTGATAGTACCGAGGGTGAGTGTCTCTTCTGCCGGTGCTGCTGCGCCCTCTGTGTGCTTTACTGCGCCGCTTGCGCTTGCCTCATAATTGACGGCGTAATTGCCCTCGATGTATCTTTTCTGAATTCTGGAAAGTATCGGGGATTTGTTCCAATCTGTCCAAACAAATTCATCAACGATTTTAGACACTGCAACGGTGCCCGATGCGTCCTGTGTCAGGAGTGCGCGCTGTTCCGGTGTTGCTCTGCCCTTGATTGTCTCGGCGAGTGCGTCTTCTACTCTTGCTCTGAGTTCTTTATCATCCATGTTGTTTTTTCCTTTCTCTGGTTCAATAGTTGCGATTGTTTCGCCCGCGCCCTGTGCTACCTGCGCGCGGATCTCTGCTTTGGCTGCTTCTGCCTTTTTGCGGTTTTCAAGCTCTGCATTAATTGCGCGAACCTCTGCTTCGAGTGCGTCAAGGTCTGCGCCGTCTGCGTCTACGTCCTGCGCGATCTCTGCGCGGCGTGCTTCGAGCTCTTCAACTGTTGCTGTTGTGTATTCCATCAGCAAACCTCCGTTAATATTCTGATTTTCTGCTTTTTGGCTTCCCTTGCTCTTTCGTCCGCCTTTGCGCTCTCCAGCGATGCGCGGGCGCTGTCCAGCGCTCCGGCAAGTCCGCGGGCTTCGAGTGTGGTCTGCTCATAGGCCGGGAACGTCACGGCGGACACCTCAAAAACGCGGCGTATAGATTCTATAAACCTCGTTGGGTGCTCCGTGTCGATATCTTCCCAGCGGTCTTTATCAACTGTAAACATGAACGACATCCCGGAAATGTCGCCCCGTTTAGTTGCTGAATATAGTGCGGCCGCGTCTGCGTTGTTCTCCGTGTCAAGGTTGGCGCGCATGTCCATTCCCTCGCCGTCAACTACAGATAGCTGCATAGTACTGTTGGCGTTGTTGTTGCGGCTGCGTGCTAGCGGGATCATGTCTGTGTTATGGTTTACCAACAGGCGAACGTCCCGCAGGTCGGTTTCTGCTAGCGCTCCGTTTGTTATGATTTCGTCATACCAACCGAGGTCGGTTCGCTGGTCGTATACGATCGCGCGCCCCTCGATGTAGTCGCCGCGCTCCTCGTTCTGTTCTGCTCTGATTTCAAAATTAAAAGCGCGTATTTCTTTTCTATCTTCGCTCACTGGTCTTCTCCCTCCTGCTGTAGTTTTTCATTAGTGCTGTAATATTCGCCGCGTATGATCCGGGCGTCTCCGTCGTCTACGGGCGGCAAGTTCCAAATTGCGCGTACGTCATTTATTGACATAATGCCGCGGTCTAACAGCTGCGCGGACACGTTCAGCTTGTCCGCGTTGCTCAGGTATTGCAAGCGGTTAGACGTTAGGGAGACGCGGTTCCCCTCGGATTGTTCGCGGAATGTAAAAAGCATTTTTGTTAATACTTCGCTGCACTGAATGGCGAACGGCTCAACGGCTGATTCATAAAACGCCGCCCACGCGTCGCCGATCGCTTTCGATGTCAATATATCCTCGTTAACCTGGAAATACTCGAACACGTTCGCCTTTATTGCTGCCATTTGGTCAGCGTCAACAACCCACGGCTTCACGTCTACTTGTTTGATGTTCGAATACGTATTCGGGAACAGCAGCAAGCCGCCGCCCCTCGCCTCGCGGCTGAAATTTTCGGCGGTGAACCTCTGGCGCTCTTTTGCCAGGTCTTCGGCCTTGCTAAAGTTGTTTAACTGCGCCATGAACCTATATGTCGCGGCGCTTTTCACGCCCTCCTCGATGCCTTGGTTCTGTATGTTGATTAATTCCATTGTCGGGAATAGTGCGCTGTTATTCTCGCCCAGCAAGTCGTTTTTATATTGGTACTTTGTCATGATGCCGCAATAACTCAGCTCTATTGCTGCCGTGTTGTTGTCTCTGAACGTATAACGCAAATAAGGAACGTTGTTATATTGGACAACTTCGCAACGCTCAGGCAACGGACAATATATTCCCGAAATCTGCCCGAATTCGTCCAGAATTGGCAAAATAAAGGCCGTGTTGTGCACGTCTAACAAAGTATTGAGCCTGTATAAAAATTGGCTCCATGTCTGCCACTGGTTCGGCCCGTGTTTCAGTTTGTTCTGTAGTGCGGGTTTTGCTGCGCCCTGCGTTATCACTTCCAATTTTGATATGTGCACGCTTCGGGCGTTTATTGCTGCGCGTATCAGTTCGGATTCATACAGCCCGCCTTGGTAGGTTGTAAAGCTCGGGCGGTATCCGTCCAAAAGTTTGAAATAGCCCTGATATTCTCCCGCGGGTTTCTGCCGGTTGCCGAACAGTTTGTCAAATAATCCCATGTTCTCCCCCTCTTGCCTATGCGTTTATTAGTTGCGCGCTTAGTTCGTTGTAGTACTTCTGGCGGACGGTCATTGCGTCCAGCAGCGCCGCCGCTCCGTCTATGTGTAATGCGGGGTTGACTTTTACAAGCCGCCCGCGCCCTCGTTCCGCGCTCATCTTTATTGCTCCGTTTAACAGGTGCATTTTTAATAAATCGTTGTCGCCTATGTGGATCTTGTTGTCTTCTAATATCCCCGTCAATTCCTGAATTACGCCGTAAAGGTTCTCGCCCTGGTATACGTCGTCCATTCGGAAGCCGTAGTTCTTCATGTCCTGGACCAAATATTGCGCGCTGTATCGGTCATAGCCTACCATCAGGGGCAATATTTCCCACTGTTCCACTAATTCCCGATACCATTTAAAACAGTCGTTATAATCAACGAAATTTTCCCCGCTTGGCGTTAATATGCCGCGCTGTATATATGCCTGATAGGGAACGCCGTCCCGCGCGGTGGCTTCGTCTATCTTCTCAGCCGGTAAAAAGAAATGCGCGAAAACGTACAGCTCCCCGCCGCGCTCTATCACAACGCAACACGCCGTCAAGTCTCGCGCCTGTGAGAGGTCTATTCCTCCGACGGCGTAGGAACTGCGGAACGCGTCAAGGCTCAGCGGCTCGCCGCTTGCGCGTTCGACGATCTCAGCGGGCAGCCATGCCGCCGCGCTGTTCTGCTTCCGGCAGGCGTATTTAGTTATAAACTCCGCGCGCTTCGGAAGGCTGCCTTCGGCGATCGCTATTTCGTCCAATAGGTACGAATGCGAAACAGACACGCCCAAATTTGGATTAGCTTTTTTCAGCTCGTTTATATCGTTCCATTTCTCTAGGTTGTCTATCTGGTAAAGTACGGGCAGGAGCCTTGTTTCTTTGCTCTCACCCATCAGGAACCGCGTCGCGCGTTTCATCAGCTCGTCGTATACTCCGTCGTTTATATATCCGGCTGTAGTTATGGCAAGTAATAACGGCTGTTTACGCGCTCCGAATGAGCTTTTTATTACTTCGTAAAACTTCAGGCCGTTGTCGCCCGCCCAGCTCGCGATCTCGTCCGCGATGCAGCACGAAATATTAAGGCCATCACTCTTGCGCGCATTGAACGCGAGCGCTTTTGCCGTTGTGTTGCTGGATTTTATATATATATCCGTCCGGCGCTTCTGCGCCATTGCGTCGAGCTCGGGTTCCTGTCTGATCATCTGATAGAACGCTTCAAAACATAAGTTGGCTTGTTCTAGTTTCGGCGCTGCAAAGTACACGCGCCCGCCGTATTCGCCGTCTAAAAATGCCATATATTCGGCAATGGCGGCGGCCAGCAGCGTTTTCCCGTTTTTCCGTCCAATCGTGAGAACACACTCCCGCCAATGTCTCAGGCCGTCCGCGTCCACGATGCCAAACAACACGGACAAAAACGCCTTCTGCCATAGCTCCAACTTTAACCGCCCCGGCGCAAGCGCGCCTTCGTGATGGTGGCAAAAATTTTCTATAAACAGTATTGCCGCCGCGGCTTTCTTGTGATTATAAAAAAAGGCTTTGTCTTCAAGGCCTTTTATTATCTGCCGATATAGCAGGCGCACCCACTTTCCGACGGTCTCGGAACCGTCTTCGATCGCCTGCCAATATGCCAATATATAATTATCCGTCTGCATTGTTCAGCGTGTTTATAAGTTCGGTAAGTCTGCCGCCTCCGTTGCTGTCGTCTGTCAGCGTCTTAATAATATTTATTAAAGTTGCGACAGTACCATTCGCCGCGGTCGCGGTTTTGTTATATTCAGTTATTGCCGGATTGGCCACAAGGTTCTGCCGCCCTTTTACATATTCTTTTGTCACTGTCGCGCCGTGCTCTTTTATTGCTTCTTCAAGGTCGGCCAATATTCGCATTTGTACTTCGTAGCGTTTAAACGTTGTCACAAAAAAGAAATTAGACGAAACGCCGCGTTCCTGCGCTTGTTCTAGTATCTCATTAGCTTGTTCCTGTAAACTCAGTTTAACGGCCATTTTTGCGCCCCTCCGCGTCTAGTCTCTTTATGATCTCTCTCTCTCTCTCGGATAGCGGCCAATCCTGAATAAGCCCTTCTTCTTCTTCTGCTTTTATACAGCGCGCGTCCGCGTCCAGCCCCTCGGCTGCTACGCGTTCCGATGTTAGGAACCCGCTGCCGAATATTTCTTTGTCATATTCTTTTTGGCTGTCTAACAGGTTTATGCGCTGCAGTTCTTCCGCGGGGATCCGTACGTCTATTCCGTATTTACTCCAGCGCCCCGCGCGGGTGCTGGTCAGTACCTGCGGCGGGTAGTTATATTTCGGCATCTGCGGTTTGTTCTGGCTTTCCTTGTCCGCCTTTGCAACTGCAGCATACAAAGTCGGCGCGCTTCTCACTTTGGCCGCGTCCATGTTCGAAATAAATGACGTATTGACGCGCGCGCCGTTCTCATAGGTCACCCCAACTTGCGTTGCCAGATAACAAACAGGCAAGTCGCGCCCCGATGAAAACAAGGTGAGCGTCGGGGCAAATAAGAAAAAGCGGATATTATTCGCCGTGTAGTATTTGAGTATTTCGGAAAGTATAGAAAAGGGCGGATTGTCTACAACAACCGCCCCCGGCTTATATTGTTCTTTTTTCGTATAATCTCCGCCCGGATAGAAAGGCCGAACAAAGTCGGCGCGCTTTGCTCCGTACTCATGTTCCACCCATTCCGCGACGGCGTCATAAACTAGGTCGGGCGTGTAACAGTCATCGGTCGTTTTCTTCTGCTCGAACTTCTCCAAAAAGTCGTTATATTCTTCGTTGTCTTCCTGCCTGCTTGTGTCGTATCTCTCGCGGGTGTTGAACCAATCCGCGCCGCTGGGAATATTAAAACCCGTAACATCAATATTAAAATTGAGATCCTGCAGCGCTTCGAGTTCTTCAAGGACCAAAGCCTCATCCCAGCCGCCCAACTCCGTTAGCTTGTTATCTGCCAGAATATATGCGCGCCGTTGTTCTTCGGTCAGCCCCTCAATATAAACGCAGGGAACTTTTTCCCACCCTAAAGCCTGCGCCGCCATAATGCGGCCATGTCCGGCAATGATATGCCCCGCGCGATCTATCAAACAAGGCGATATGAACCCGAATTCCTGAATGCTGGCGGCTATCTTCTCCACCTGCGCGCGGTCGTGCTTCTTCGCGTTGTTTTTGTACGGGGTCAAGGTGTTAATCGCTACTTCCTGAACTGTGCCAATTTTCGCCAATTTTGCCCGCCTCCTGCTATGTTCGTTTAAATCCTGCTATTTTCCAAAAACTCGCGGGCGCTTGGTCGGTAATTCCTGAG